GGGGGGGGGGGGGGCGGACCGTCTACGGGACGTTCGCGCGGGACCGGCCGAAGCATCGGCTCGATCGGCCTCAAGAGGTGAGCGATGAGTAACGCGCTCCGACCGATCGCAGGAGGCTGAGCCATGGCGAGCGATCCTGTCGGCGCCGGCGCCGAGCCGGTGGCCATGCCGTTTTCGCCGCCGCAGTCGTGGCAGGGCTCCGGCCTCGTCGACCCCGCGAACCCCATCCGCGCGGCCGTGGAGGCGGCGGAGCGGTTCGTGCCGCCGGCGGCCGGCGGGGAGGGGGGCGAGGCGTCACCGCGCCCGGACGACGAGCGCGAGGGCCGCCGCGACGACGCGCCGGCGGATGACGACGGCGACGATTGGGAGGCGCCCTCCGAGTTGGACGGCGGGCCTGGAGGCGGCGCGAGCGACGAGGTGCTGGCGGCATGCGCCCGCCTCGACCATTCCGACACCGACAACGGCCAGCGGCTGCGCGCCCACTTCGGCGCCGACCTCGCCGTGCTGGCGCAGGCGGACGTGTCGGGCGGCGACCTGTTCGCCTGGACCGGCACCCACTGGGACCGCGACGACGGGCTGGCGCTCGCCCACACCTGGGCGCAGCGCATCGGCGGGCTGATCGCGCTGGAGGCCGACCACATGGCCGCGACGCCACACGAGCGCAAGGCGCTGGAGGCGGCGGAAGAGGCGCTGGCGGAGGCGCGGCGGCTGTCCGCCCGCAAGGCCGAACTTTCCGAGGATGAGAAGGCGCGGCTCGAGCACCTCGAGGACGTGCTCGACGAGGGCAAGGCGGCGCGGGTGGCGCTCGACAAGCGCAAGGCGGCGCGGCGGAAATTCGGCGTCTCGTCGAAGAACAAGGCGCGGCTCGAATCGATGATCGCCTGCGCCGTGCCGCATCTGCGCCGGCCGGCCGACAGCTTCAACGCCGACCCCCTGAAGGTGGCGACGCTGACGCACACGCTGACCTTCGTCACCGAGCCCGATCCCGACTGTCCCGACCCGGACGCCGTGCGGATGGTGGCGCGGCTCGACGCCAGCGAGGGTCACCGGCGCGAGGACTGGCTGACGGGCGTGGTGCCCATCCCCTGGGACCCGTCGCGCCTGGGGCCCGACGCGAAGCCCGGCAAGTGGCGCGCCTTCGTCGAGCGGATGCTGCCGCAGCCGGAAAAGCGGCGCACCGTGCAGCAGTTCGCCGGGCTGGGGCTCACCGGCATCCCGATCCAGCGCATCATGTTCCACTACGGGCTGGGGGCGAACGGCAAGAGCGTTTTTCTGGAGACTCTGAGCCGCGCGCTCGGCAAGTCGATCGCCGTCGGGCTGCCGGTGGAATCGATCGTCGGCGGCGGCGAGCGCTCGGCCGGCGGCGCCTCGCCTGATATCGCCCGGCTGCTCGGAAAGCGCTTCCTGCGCGTGCTCGAGCTGCCGAAGGGCGTGCCGCTGCGCGAGGACGTGGTGAAGCGGCTGACCGGCGGCGAGGAGGTGCCGGTGCGCACGCTCTTCAAGGGCTATTTCGAGTTCGTGCCGATCGCCAAGGCGCACATGAGCGGCAACGGCTTTCCCTCGATCGACGGCACCGACAACGGCATCTGGCGGCGCATCTTCGTCGTCCACTGGACCGAGACCATTCCCGAGGACGAGCAGCGCGACATCGGCACCGTGGTGGCCGAGCTGATCGACGAGGACGGGCCGGGGATCCTCGCCTGGCTGGTGGAGGGGGTGCTCGACTATCTCGCCAACGGCTTCGTGGTGGCCGAGGACATCCGCGCCGCCACCCAGAGCTACCGCGAGGCGATGGACCCGATCGGCGAGTTCGTCCGCGACTGCGTCGAGCCGTGGCCGGAGGGCGCCGTGGGCGCGCGGCTGATGTACGAGGCCTATGTCTCGTGGTCGAAGGCGAACGCCAAGCGGGTGAAGACCGAGACCAAGTTCGGCACCACCATGGAGCAGCACTTCGCCAAGGATCGCGGCCGCACCCGCAGCTATCTCGGCTGCCGCCTGCACGACGTGCCCGAGCGGCCGCAGGAACACCCGCCGGCCGCCTCGCCCGACGACTATGGCGGGGGATGGGGCGGGCCGAAGGATGATTGAGGGGAGAGGGGGGGATGGACGTGGCTGTTGGTCTGACCGCTGTCGCCAAACGCTTTCGCGATTGCCTGGATGCCTGCACCGAAGACTCGGTGAAAACGCCAATTCTCACGCGAGAGGAGCTGGCGGTCGTCGTCGCGGCGCTTTCTGAACGGACAGGTGCCGGGGCGGCTGATGAGGGTGCAGGCCAGGGCCACGTCGAGGCTGTAGCGCCAGCGATCCCCGGGACCGGCCTTCGCTTCAAGCGCGATAAGCTACAGCCGACGCGGACGCGCGTCCTGAGCGGCAGCCTCCAGGTCGGCCTCATCACCGAGGCCGGCGAGATGGGGTATCGCTGGATCCTCAGCCTTTCCGGCTACAGCGCGACAGCCCTGCATGGCTTCTCGGCGACCAAGGTCGACGCCCGCAGGGCCTTCCGGCGCGCATGGCGGTCGGTCCTGCGGCACGCCGGCTTGATGCACGCCCCGTGAACCCCCTGATGACGGCTTCGCGGGGGTGCCGACCCTCGCGGTCGCCCATTTCGCTGCGAGGGTTGCGAGGGCTCGCGAGACCCGCGCGGCCGACCCTCGCAGGCGAAAAGATGAAGCCCGGCAAGGGGTTGGCGATGGCTTGCGAGGGTTGCGAGGGTTACGCGTGCGTATACATGCGCGAAAGGGGTTGCGGGGGCCTCGGCTGAAATCGGCGCGATGCAAAACATCAATACGCGCGAGAACCCTCGCAACCCTCGCAACAGAGAAAGAAGTAATTGAAAAGATTGATCTTTTAGACCCGCGATAGTTGAAAATGAAGTCTCGCGGGGTCTCGCGACCCTCGCACAACACCGGAGATGTCGGATGAAGGCGATTGGGATTGAGGCGCTGCTGCGCTGGGCGTGTTGCGACGAGCTGCCGAAGGCGCAGGCGATCGGCGAGGCGGTGGCGGCCGCAGCACCCCGCCAGCCCGGCAACCACTGGAAGGGCACGGCGAGCGCCGGCGAGCTGCTCACCGTCATCGACGCGCGCTACAACGCCTTCGGCGTCGTCGCCGACCCGCTGGCGCTCGAGCCGCCGCATCCCGACGCCGTGGTGGTGGGGGCGCTCGTCGCCGAGCTCTCGGGCCTGGCGCTCGACGTGCCCGAGGGGTGGTGTCCGCTGGCGGACTTCGTCGCGGCAGGCGCCATGAGCGAGGCCGAGGCGGCGGCGGCGACCGTGCGCGGGCTGTCGCGGGTGCTGCGGGTCGATGCCGACGGGCGGCGCGGGGCGGGCGAGCGGACGGCGCGGCTCGTTATGCGCCACGCCGTGCTCGGTGGCGCGCCGGGGTTCGAGGCGGAGCCGCCGGAGCGGAAGGTGGTGAGCAAGCACGGCAAGCCGCAGTGGTTTCGCCGCAGCGAGGTGTGGGCCGGGGCGGTGGACGGCGAGGGCAACGCCATCCCGGGGATGGGGCGGTTCGTCGAGGTCGAGGTCGACGGGTTCAATCCGAAGCGGCGGATGCCCTATGCCGATGCCTACCAGAAGCACGTCTTCGATCCGGACCCGGCCGACGCGGTGGTGATGCGGGCCGATTATGCGCTCTGGCACGCGGCGCTCGGCTGGCTTGCAGGCGAGGTGGCGGGGCGGCTGGGTGAGTTCGTGGTGTGCGAATCAGGGCGCGCCGCCGAGCCGTGGATGGCGATTGACGGCGCCGGGCCGTGGCGGCCGGTGGTGCACCTGGCGCGGCCGTGGGACGGCGACGTGGCGGTTTCGCCGCGAAAACACCCGCGGGCGCTCGGGCCGCTGCCGGCGCTTAGCGGCAGGCCCTTGACAAGCGCGACAGTTGCTTGACTTAATGACCGCACGGACAGGAGGGCTCGAAGGAGAGCCCACCCGGACCGACAGCTTTCAGGAACCCCGCGGCGGCGACGCTGGCGGGGTTTCGTGTTTTCAGGGCGCGGGGAGGCGGACGGCGTGGCGGCATCGTCGCTGGTGCTGGTCGTCGAGGAGCGCGACCCGATCGCCCGGCGCTTCGGCGCGGCGCTCGACCGGCTGGGCGACAAGCGGGCGCGGCTCGTGCTCGCCCGCACCCTCAATCATCAGGGCGCCAAGGCGTTCACCGCGGTGAAGCGGGCGCTGCGGGCACAGACCAGCATTCCCTCGGCCGTCATCGCGCGGTCGATGCGGGCGCGGCGGGCGGCGGGGCAGGGCGGCAGTGCGCTCGAATACGTCATCACCGGGCGCGGCTCGGAGCTGTCGCTGAAGCTGTTCCAGCCGCGGCAGGACGACGTCGGCACGTCGGCGTTGGTGTGGGGGCGGCGGCAGACTTACGTCGGCGCGTTCATGGGGCCACGGCCGGGGGCGATCGCGCCACGGCTCGGCGGCCATGTGTTCCACCGGGTGTCGGGCAGCCGGCTGCCGATCGAGCGGACCTACGGCCCGTCGGTGCCGAAGGAGATGGTCGAGGGCCAGACGGCCGAGACGTTCGATGCCTCGGCCGCCGGCATCGCCGCCCGCGCCGCCCACGAGATCGCCCGCGAGCTCGCCAAGGGCGGCTGACACGGCAGGGCAGGGCGGCCGAGGCGGGCGGCAGGGCCGCGATCGGCCCGCACCCCGCCCCTGTGGCGTCCGTGCCGCACCGTTGCCGAAATGCAACAGACCCCACCCCTTTGGGGTCCTCCGGCGGCCCAAAAACCGCACG